TTCTTATCGGCTTGGGCTGCATCTAACTTTGCAGCAGATTACCGCTCTATTCTTTGGGCTGTACTTGCTGGAGTATTCGGATATGCGACACCTAAACGATGACTTCAACGGACTACTTAAATCTCTATATTGCCACGCTTGCGATAGTGGGTGGATTAGCGGGCTATGTGATCACGCACTTACTGTCGGAGATCAAAAGACTTAATGGGCGTGTCGATGAGATCTACAACATACTTTTAGAGCGACAATAATCCTATGGCTCGCAAGAAGGCTATCGACTTAGAGGCTTACTCTATGCTCGATCAGTACTGCATCGGGCTAAATGAATACTATAAATCGCTTAGACGATCAGGCTTTAGCGTTGAGTTATCTCTCGCGATACTTCTAGAGCCTGCGACTTATCCGGCAACTATCCTTCCCGCACCTAATTGGCTTCCACAACTCCCAGACCGTATCCCTTATGACGATGACGATGACGAGGATTAAGCATGAAAAGAACTGTAATCGTTCCAGATCTACAGGTTCCATATCACGATGAAGTTGCTGTAAGAAATGTTGCAAGTTTTATTAAGGCTTACCGCCCCGATAGCGTTATTACTCTGGGAGATGAAATCGACCTCCCACAGATCAGTCGATGGACAGAAGGCACAGCAGGCTGGTACGAACAAACCCTAGCCGATGACCGCGACCAAGCAGTTGAGGTTCTATGGTCTTTGGTCGAGCACGCCAAAGAAGCGCACATGATCCGGTCTAATCACACAGACCGTCTCTACAATGTGATTATGAAGAAGATCCCTGCCTTCTTGGCTTTGCCAGAGTTACGCTTCGAACGCTTCATGCGCCTAGACGAACTAGGGATCACCTATCATAAGAAGCCCTACGCCTTCGCTAAGGGTTGGGTAGCAGTTCATGGAGATGAACAGGCCATTAACAACAACGCGGGTCTTACAGCCCTTGGGGCGGCTCGTAGGCATGGTTTAAGTGTGGTCTGTGGTCATACTCACCGAGCAGGGGTATCGGCCTTCACAGAGGCTTCAGGGGGCAAAATAGGGCGCATCATCAGAGGCGTAGAAGGTGGCCACTTAATGGATCCACGCTTAGCGGGCTACACGCGAGGCACGATGAACTGGCAGCAGGCGTTCATTATCGTTGAAGATACTCAAGTCACCCTTATTAACCTTGAGAAAGACGGAACCTTCGTGGTTCATGGTCGGCGTTATGGACGATCTAGATAACGACATCAAGCGCACGATAGACGATGCGATGGACGATGGAGAATTGTTACCGTTTCGTTATCTAAATATGCTAGACAAGCGCTAGAACAGGCGTATCGTTCTACTCATGGAAGCAAGAAGGTCTTGCGGAAATGAAAGGGCAAAGACTATGAAACACAGTTTAATTCTCACCGGCGGTCGTAATCATTACTATGTGGCTGGCAAATGCACTTGCGGTAACTTTAACGAGTTCTTGAATATGGTTACTCGGCGAGGCGATGTGCGTGGAAATAAAGATTTTATTAAAAGTCAGTTTAAGGCTCATAAGGCGGCTGCATAATGAAAACTATAACTATGAGCGCGCAAGACTTCGAGGCGTTACACGAAACCTCAATGGAATGGACTCAAGACATCTGGGGCGAACAGATCCACGATGGCAGATTTCATTCATCAACATCGACATGGGATTTTAATCATAAGTACATCTACTGGTATGAAAACTATGTAAGCCTGATGGCTGCTCGCAATATTCTAAAGAAACTAGATGAACAGTATGCAGTCTTAAGAGATGAAGCCACAGGCCAATGGTGCTTAACTTCTACTTACCAGAGCATCGAGTGGTCACGATGACTATCTATGAAATCGCTTTCTTGATGCTCGGTTGGTTCGCCAGTTGCGTGTGGTTCTACACGCTTGGAGTTAATGCCGGTTACACAGACGGTCGAAGAGCCGTTCGCCAACAGGTCGAGCAGGCTAGTAAGGTGAGAGCATGAAACATGGTGAAATCTTACAAAGTGCTACAGACTTATATCGAGAGCGAGGGCAGCATTACGGCCACCCAAGCGATAATATGGCAAGAGCAGCAAGGCTCATCAGCGCCTATCTGGAAATGCCGGTTGAGGATTATCAAGTTGCGGTCATTCTCGCACTCGTTAAAGTCGGCCGATCTATCGAAGACAGCCAACAGATCGACACTTGGACAGATGCCTGCAGTTACCTTGCCATAGCCGGACAACTAAGCACCGAAGGGAACGAACTCTATGTTTAATTTAGATGAATATAAGACGGCAGCACAAAAGATTAAAGAAGTGCATGATAACTATCCTATGTGTCGCTTTAACATTCGATCTATTGAAGTTAATCACGCGCAGGGTTTTGTCTGGGTAATCACAGAGATTTATCGAGATGCAGCAGACCAGTTCCCTGCAGCCGTTGATGGCGCTTATGAGTTCAGATCAGACAAGGGCGTTAACCGCGATTTCTGGGTCGAGAACTGTATAACCTCCAGTTATGGCCGCGTGTGTTCACTTCTTCTAGGAGATGATCAACGCAGTAGCCGCGAGGACATGGAGAAAGTTAATCGCTTAAATGCTAAGCCTCCTGCTGCAAAGCCCTTTGCCGAGAAGTTAGCAGACAAAATCACAATGCCGGCAGAAGATGATCCTTGGACAGTTAAGGCCGTATCACCTGCACCAACATCAGCAGAAGCAGTAGCGTTAGTTCAAGATGTTCTTGGTGCAGTTAAGATAGATAAAGACATTCCATTATGTCGCAACTGCCACGACCGTAAGCCTATGAGTTGGAAAACAGGCGTAAGCGCCAAGAATAATAAACCTTGGGGCAAGTTCGACTGCTATGTCTGCCGCGATGTAATCTGGTACAACATCTCAGCCGATGGCACTTGGAAACCACAGGAGGCTAAAGCATGAGCGGTCTTCAGTTTATGAACCAAGATGGTGAGTGGGAGAAGTTCCCAAGCGATGGCGAACTTGCAGAACTTGCTCGCAAGAAAGAATTGCTTGCAGCCTTGCAGGTAAGAATAATCTGCCATCTATGTAATGAGCCTGTACCTAAAGAAGAGTTAGCGTTCTGGGTTGCCGGTACTGCCATTACTTGGTCATGCAAGAAGTGCCACGCAGTCAATGACTCAAAGCCGTAAGCATCGAGGCTATAAGACCGAGAGGTTAGTAGCGCAATACTTTAGTGAGAATGGTTGGCCTTATGCTCTTGCAACGGGTGCAGGGAGGTCGGGAAGCGATGTTACTGGGGTTCCGTACTTTGATATAGAAGTCAAAGCCCGTAGCACCTTCTCACCTAAAGCATGGATCGACCAGACAGTAAAGCGAGCAACAGGGAGTGGGGAAACTCCTTTAGTTGTAAGTCGACTAAATGGACAAGGTGAGCAAGTGGGGAATTACCTAGCGTTCATGCGGTTATCTGATCTGGTCGATCTCATGCGTAAAGCAGGCTATGACTCTTTTGATAATAAGTTAACCGATGCAGATGTTGTCCGGTGCAAAGGTAGCGGTGAATGGATTATCGCAGGCCAATGTAAATTATGTGAGGATCACCAATGAGCAACGAACTAGCAAAAGAGATGCACACCTGCTATTGCGGATACTCGCTGATAGGCGCTTATGACTATCTTGGAGGCCAAGCAGGCGTTACTAGACTCTTGCTTGATCATATTAAGTCAGTTCATGGAGTAGCCAAGTAATGCCAATTTACGAGTTTGAATGTACTAATGATCTTTGCGAGAGCAACTTGAGATACGACAAAGAACTTAAGATTAACGAGCCTCACGATGTGGAATGTGGGTTTTGCCATGAACCGATGCGGAAGATTTATTCATCATTCGGAATACAATTTAAGGGAAGTGGTTTCTATTCTACCGACTCCAAGTAATGCGCCACGCCGTTTGAGCAGGAGATATTCTGAAATGCAGACTTGGTTCGGTACACTTACGGCTAGAAGCCATCAAGGCTTCAGAGCGCGCCCGAAAGGCGCAGCGCGCTCGGTAACCGCCGTTATTGGGCTATCTCTATCTATGGCACTTATGCCTAGTAGTCAGGCTTCAATAGTGCCATTAAAAGCGTTAGCAGATAAACAATTAACAGATAAGCAATATAACTGCCATAACGAGATTATCTATCGAGAGTCAAGATGGCGTATAGATGCCATCGGTAACAAGACCGGTACTAAGCAGACTCATGGTTATTACCAGATAAAGAGTGAGTCTGTTAAAGGAAAGCCTTATGATTATCAGTTCTGGGCATATTGGTATTATGTAGCAAGCCGTTATGGATATACACAATATGAAGAGCCTAACTATTGTGTAGCACTTAATCACTTAAAGACTAAGGGCTGGCAGTAATGCCTAAATCTGGAATTAGACCGTTATGCAAGTGCGGTCAGCCTTGCCGGAATAACGGTAGAACTAAATCTGGATTACGCCTATGGGATCGTTATTGCTGGAAGTGTAGAGATAATGGGTATCGAGTACATAAGAAGGATTACTGTGAAGAGTGCGGCTTTAAGGCTATTCATGCAGTCCAGTTAGATGTTGATCATATAGATGGCAACCATAACAATGATGATCTAAGTAACCTTATGACTCTATGTGCTAACTGCCACAGGCTAAAGACTCAGATGAATAATGATCACCTACCCAACAGGGGTGAGATCACTATCATTAACAATGGTCAGTTAGAATTAAACCTATGACCATGCCTAAGTCTAGAGATCCTAGAGATACCAGAGCATGGAGAGCGTTGAGACTACGCATCTTGCAGCGCGATAACTTTAGTTGTGGGTACTGTGGGCAGACAGCCGATACAGTTGATCACATTCTCTCAGTTAAGGATCACCCAGACCAAGCCATGAGTCCAGATAATTTATTGGCAGCGTGCAAACCCTGCAACTCACGCAAAGGATCACGCTCACAGGGCGTTTTTTTAGGTACAGCGTTCGCCCCCCCTGTCTTTTCTGCCTTCCCCTCCCCAACGCGGTCGGAAATCCACCAAGACAGTCCGTTCACAGCCAGACCGATCGAGAATTAACCCGATGCCAACCAAGCGATCCAAAGCCCTGCGAGGGGCAACTAAGCCGAGGCTTCATTCAGTACCTTTAAAGGGCAAGTCCAAGGTAAATGATGTGATCGAGATAGCAACGATCCTCAATGAGAAACTTTTACCCTATCAAGAGTATGTTCTCAAAGACATGTTAGTTGTAGATAAGAAAAATATGTGGGTGCGCAAGAGTAACTTGCTGCTTATTTCGAGACAAAATGGAAAGACTTTTCTTGCTCGTATGCTCATTCTTACCCACCTTCTAAAGTGGAATACCGATGTGCTGATCATGTCCTCTAACCGGTCTATGGCCTTGGAGACATTCAGGCAGGTAGCCAATGCGTTAGAGAATAACGACCACTTTAAGGGAATGGTTAAGCAGATCAGGCACGCTAACGGAACTGAGTCCATCGAGATGTTATCCGGTGCTCGGCTTGATGTTGTAGCGGCTACGAGAGACGGCTCAAGAGGCCGTAGCATTAACGGACTTTTATATATTGACGAAGTACGCGAAATATCAGAAGAAGGGTATCGAGCAGCGATGCCGGTAACGCGTGCGCACGCTAATAGCCATGTTCTGCTTACGAGTAATGCGGGTGATGCGTTTAGCGTTGTATTAAATCAACTTAGAGAACGAGCCTTAGATAACCCGCCTAAGTCTTTCGGCTATTACGAATACTCAGCGCCACAGTATTGCAAGATCACAGATCGAGCCGCTTGGGCGCTTGCTAACCCTGCGCTTGGTTACACGATTACAGAAGAAGCCATCGAAGAAGCGATCGCAACTTCTCCTATCGAGAACACACGCACCGAAACTCTTTGCCAATGGATCGACTCTCTAAGCAGCCCTTGGCCTCATGGGATCCTTGAAGAAACTAGCGATAGCGAACTACAGATCCCAGTTGGCGGCTACACAGTCTTTGGCTTTGATGTATCACCTTCTAGGCGTAACGCTTCGCTAGTTGCTGGCCAGATAATGCCTGATGGCAAGATCGGAGTAGGCATCTTGCAGACTTGGGATAGCGCAGTCTCAGTCGATGATCTAAAGATCGCAGCCGATATTAAAGCATGGGCTGATCAGTACAGGCCGCGCCAGATCTGCTTCGACAAGTACGCAACACAGTCGATCGCGGATAAGTTATCTAATGCCGGTTGCATCGTGCAAGATATCTCAGGTCAGCAGTTCTATCAGGCGTGCGGTGATCTCTTAAACGGATTAGTAACGCATAAGGTTGTGCATAATGGGCAAGCCAACCTAATTCAACAAATGAATAACTGCGCGGCTAAAGTTAACGACTCGGCTTGGCGTATCGTAAAGCGTAAATCTGCCGGCGATATAAGTGCGCCTATTGCACTTGCGATGGTTGTCTCGATGTTAATGAAACCACAACAGGTAGCGGCTATCTACATCGAATGACGGACATCTAGTGTATAATTGCCCTCTATGGGTATCTTTTCGCGCAAGCCGCTAATCGTAGAAGCGCAACAAGCGCCACAGGTAATGGGCGAAAACTTACCTTCAATTTACAACCAACTAACTCTTCGAGTATCTCGCAAAGATGCCATGTCGGTTCCCTCTGTTGCTAGAGCGCGCAACTTAATCTGTGGAACCGTTGCATCTATCCCGCTTGAGTATTATAACAAGCGCACCGGCGAAGTTATCGCTGCACCGCGCTGGATCTCACAACTTGCAAAGAACCAACCTTCATTCGTAACAATAAATTGGATCGTGGACTCGTTACTCTTCTACGGGGTTAGTTACCTCAGGGTGGTTGAGCGTTACCAA